GCGTCACTAACCGGCGTAAAGCCGCTCGGTCGCGTAAGGGAAGGCCCAACTGCTTCTCAGCAAGTGGTAACCCATGTATAGCGTAGGCAATAAGCCTGTAGGGGGTTGTCAAATCCCCGACGCTATGTACATAATCCCTTACAATTCTCTCGCCTCGATTATCTGGGGTTGGGAAGATTACTTTGTTGGGACGATATGATCCTTGTTTGGTTATAATATAACCAGCGAATTCACCTATCCGTCCACGAACCAGTGTCTTTTCCTCGGACACCGGACATTGTAACCGATCTAAGAGCCGCCGATAAGCCCAGTGAATTAAACCATTGGAAATGATTACGTCATCTCCTAAGACACGGAAAGTATCAGAGACATTATACGTGATCTCCAAAGATCTTAAAAGGAGACCATGTGCGATTGCTGCAGCTGGAAAGCATGGGTAGAAACCCAGAGGCATTCCTTTAGTCCACTGTACCTCTCTTTTCTTGGGGTGCAAATACTGAGGGACCCGCCATCTGCCTTGAGTGACCTTACTAAGGTATCGTCGGTCTGGCAAAGGTATCGCCATTGCTTCCAATATCCGCAAGATTAATGCGAAAGGAAAGTTATTAGTGAAATCGCTTAAATCTACACACCAGAGCTTACCTGTGGTTAATTTATTTTCACCCCAAGTAGCTCCCGACTTTTGGTCGTGTGTGCAATCCCAAGGTATGCGTCGACACACTTCAAACAAATGTTTGCCCAAGGGCAACGATCCGATTTGGAAAGTTAACCGAGGGTTTGCTATGAAGCGTGCTTTGCAACCTCGTTCTTGAATGACAGATATACGCCCCATAAAGGGGTCGTCAATATCCTCAGGTACCTTAAATAAAGGCCTGTAGAGATTGTCAAGGGTGTCCGAAAGGACCCATTCGCAATCGTCATCATCAAGAACATCCCAGACCGCAGAGGTACGGAAATCGTCTACCAGTCGTTCCGGAAGGTTCTTTGCAGATTTCTCTGTAGTGACCCCAGGACAACTCTTAGTACCAGAAAACGGGTACTGACGATAATTAATCCCCTGAGAAACATATTCAGGTGACATACCGTTAACCTCTTGAATTGCAATGTTAAGGTTAGGGATTTCTGGTATTTCTACCGGGGGTGACTCCACAGATCTGAAGAATTTTCTGCGTTGTCTAACCGTAACCTTGTTGACCTTGATACCCGTATAAACCATAAGGGCATCCAGGATCTTCCGGGGTCTCTTCAACGCAAAAATGCATTTAAAAACTCCCTTCAGATTACCTTGGGGGTCTATTGCAATAAATGGTGGCATCGGCACATCGTGCCCCGCTAACCGTTGCACATAGACGTTCTTGATCGCTTTTATCCGATCTACGGTCCACTCTGGACCGCACGAACGTATCCATGTTTCTAGCGTGTGATGTAACCGATGTACGTTAGAGACCTCAATTCCTGATCGTATGAGTTGGGCTGCAGGAAACTGCATAATGG